TTGATCGAGCTAATGTCGGCTCAGATCGAGTGGTGCGCCGACATGCCTCTTGGGGCAGCCGGTTTCGCGGGTGAGCTTTACAGGAAGGACTAGGACGTGCGGCTTTTCTATCATCCCGAATCGGACAGCCTCTTTTGGAGCGGCGAATGGCCGTCCGATGGTCTGTGCGAGGACGTGACCGACGAAGTGAAGCTGCGCCGTGCCGCCCGTGATCGCGGGATCAAGGAGCCACCGATGATTACTGTGTCGGCCGTCGAGAAGGCGGCAGCGCAGACCATCCGTGGCTGCGGCACGATCTGCAAAGACGAGCCGCAGAGGGTCGCGTTCTACAAGGAATTGCCGGCAGACAGCACGCCGTTGCAGGTCGCTCAAGCGTTCGCGGGCGTGCGTTCGGGCGGCCTGGCCGGTGCGATCCAGACGAGCTACAAGAAGTGGGACCGAAAGCCGGCCGACTTCTATCCGACGCCGTTCGACGTGACGCACTCGCTCTTGCCGCTGGTCCAGACGCTCGCCGACTCCGTTATCTTGGACGAACGGCCGTTCCGGATTTGGGAGCCGTGCTGCGGCGATCTCGACATGACGCGGGTGCTTCAGCACGCCGGCTACGAAGTTACTTCCACCGATATCCGCGATACGGGCGTGATCCCGTTCGGCGAGGGCTTTGGTGGCTTCGACTTCCTCAATGATGATCCGGTTGAGAAATTCGGATGGGAGCCGCAGCCGGACATGATCGTGATGAACCCGCCGTTCAATCTGGCGGCCGAGTTTATCGAGCGGGCGCTGCGCTACACGCCGAACGTCGCCTGTTTGATGAAGATCGACTATTGGAATGCCGTCAGCCGGCTCCCGCTGTGGCAGCGCAATATCCCGCAATTCTTTCTGCCACTGACGTGGCGCCCTGCCTTCCTCAAGGCTGAGCGCGGCAACTCACCGTTGATGAATTGCGCCTGGTGCGTGTGGACGGAGCATCGGGACACGCCGGATATGTGCGTGATCGAGCCGATGCGGAAGCTCGTCTATCCCGGCTATCAGGGTCCCGGCCTTCGCACCGCCATGTCGCGGCTTGTGCAGGCTATCGACGATCTCACGGAAGTTACTTCGCGTGTCAGCACGAACGCCTGAAGGCAAGCTCAAGGAGAAGTGCCGCAGGCTCGCGCTGAAGCTCGGGCTGATGTTTCGCAACGTCGAAGGCAAGGGCTTCAAGGGCTGGCCCGACACGGCCTGCGGCAAATATCCGAAGGGCAGCGGCTTCCTGCATATCGAATTCAAGGCGCCTGGCAAAGAGCCGGAAGAGGCTCAGTGGGCGCGGATCAACGAGATCAGGGACGCGGGCGGCGAGGCGGATTGGGCAGATAGCTACGAGCGCTACTGTGAATTGATTGGCTACGATCTCGACCTATGAGGATGGTATGACAAAAGCACAGCGCCGTGAAGCATTGCTCCTTTTCGAGAAAGGCTTCATCGTGCAGCCGCTCAGCTTTCGAGGGCTACCGCGCAACCGACCGCTTGGTGCGCTAGTCGAGATGGGCCTTGCGGACTTTGATCGAGGCCCTGCGGGCAGTTGTCTCAAGATAACCGGCTATATGCCTTTATGGTCCGATCCGATTTGCTGAGATGATGCATTACGCGATCCAGCCTGAGCGGCATGTCCGGAAGCTCGGTGATCTGCACGCTTTCCAGCGGAAGGCGAAGCGGTTCCTCCGCGAGAATCCCATGTCGCATCTCTTCATTGATCTCGGCATGGGGAAGACGGTCATCTGTCTGAGCCTGCTGCGCGACATGATCGAGAATGACGGGTGGCAGGGTAAGGCGCTGGTGATCGCCCCGCTGCGGGTGGCGAAGGCCACATGGCCGGACGAGATCGACGAGTGGGAGCATCTTCAGGGCTTCCCTTATACGCTGATCCGCGCTGAAGACGATGACGACGATATCCGCGAAGCCTATGAGGCGATCTACAAGCCCCGCTATGCGAAAGAGCGCTGGTATGGCGAGACGCCGGCTGACGCTGCCAAGCTGGCCCGATCCAAGGCGAATCCCGTTCGCCAGGCCGCCAAGGAAGAGAAGCGCGGACGCCTGGCGGTAGAGGACACGCAGCTTCACATTATCAACGTGCAGCGGCTCGAATGGCTCGTCGAATTCTGGAAAGCCCGCTGGCATACGCACCGCGAGCGCTGGCCGTATGACACGGTTCTGATCGACGAAGCCACGATGTTCGGCATCCACAATACGCTGCGGTTCCGAGCACTGAAGAAGGTGCTCAAGCGGATCAAGCGGATGCACCTTCTGACGGCCTCGCCCGCGTCGGAAGGCTACATGAAAATATTCGCCATGACGTATCTCGTTGACGGCGGCGAACGCCTTGGCAAGAGCATCACGGCCTATCGCGAGCGGCACTTCACGGAGAATCCTTACACCCGCGCCTGGACGCTGAAGCCAGGCCACGACAAGATCATTGCCGAGAAGATCGCTGATATCACGATGATCCTGAAGGCGGCCGACTATCGCCATGTCATCGGTAGAGAAGCCAGCGACTTCCAACCGCTGAAGCGGAAGATCAAGCTCCCCGAAAGTCTCATGGAAGTCTATTGGCGCTTCGAGGAAACGATGTTCCTACACTTCGATACGAACGTGATCGAAGCCTTGAACGGCGGGGCGCTCGTCAACAAGCTGCTGCAATTCGCTGCCGGCGCCGTCTATGACGAATCGAAGAAGGTCGTCGCGATCCATGACGAGAAGATCGAGGCGCTGCGCGAGTTAAAGGCCGAGCTTGGCGACGAGCCATTGATGGTCTGCTATTGGTTCAAGTCGAGCCTGGACCGGCTGAAGAAGGCGTTCCCGAAAGCCGTGGTCATGGACAAGGCCGGCAAGTGCATCAAGCCCTGGAACGAGGGCAAGATCGACATGCTGCTCATCAATCCAGGCTCGGCCGCGCACGGCCTCAACATGCAGAAGGGGCCAGGCCATGATATCGCGTTCTTCGATCTCGTTTGGAGTCGCGAGCTTTATGAGCAAGTGATCGGCCGTCTGGCCCGCCAGGGGCAGAAGCAGCTAGTCCGCGTCCATCATTTGCTAGTGGTTGGCTCGGCCGATGAAGTCGTTTATGACACGCTAGTTGACAAGGGCGAGGGCCAAGAGCGCCTTTTCAACTTCATCCGCGCCATGCAGAGGCGCATTGAAAAGAGGAACAGAGATGCAGGAGGCAAACCCCGCGCTCGATCAGAGCGGCGTGCTCACGCCAATGATGCAGAAGCATTTGAACGATCCCGTGATCTGGCGAAGGCTGCATGAAGAGCATGTGGGCCTGGGATATCTCTTCAAGGATCATCTCAGTTGCCAATGGTTCGCGCTCGCCCGTTACCCGTGGCTGCCCGATGACCGGCTCCCCTGGTGGTGTAATGAGTATGATTCGCGCACGACGCTCATGGGGCGGGGCAAGACGCCGGTTGAAGCGGTGCTCGGGCTGTTCGATCATCCGAATCGCGAGAAGCCGGAAGGACTCGGCCGAGCCGTGGCCGCGCTGACGTGCGAGATCGCTAATCTGATTGCGACGATTCGGCGGTGATCGACATGGGTAGCCTTGAGTGGAAGATGCGGAAGGCGGGCGAAGCGCTCGACACGCTTCGATTCGCGCTGCGCGACAATCGCGAGTATGGGATGAGGAAGCTCGGCTACAGCAAGCCGGCGATGGGAAGACGGAGCAACTGGCCGTGGCAGAATTAGAGACGAAGCGGCGGGGCCGGCCGCCTACGGCACGCGACGAAGTTACTTCCGATCTCCTGGCGACGGGCGAGGCGAGCATCGCGCAGATCGCGCACCTATTCCGCACGGACGCCAAGACGCTCCCGAAGCGACTTCGTCGGCTCAAGCCCGTGGCCGTTCGGCGTGGCGTCAGCATGTATAGCATCCGCGACGCCGCCGCCTATCTCGTCAAGCCTGGCTACAGCATCGAGCAGTATATCCGCCAGATGCACCCTAATGAATTGCCAGTAGGGTTGATGAAGGAGTTTTGGGCCGGTCAGAAGAGCCGTCAGAGCTACGAGCTTCAGGCCGGCGATCTTTGGGTTACTTCGCAAGTCGTCGAGGCGTTGAGCGAAGCACTTAAGGAGTTGCGGATGACGACGATGCTTTTCACAGAGACAGTGGAGCGCGAAGTCGGTATTACGGAAGATCAGCGCAAGGTCTTGCGCCGACTTACGGATGGTCTGATCGACGACGCACGCAAGGCATTGGTGGAAAAGTTTAAGCATTATGAACCTTCTTCCGGACCACAGCAGCTTTCACCCTCTAGCGGAATGGGACCCGCTGAAGACGGAGATGGCGTTCTTCCAGCCGAGGATGACTCGGAAGACCCTGACGACCTTTGAGAGCCTGGGCGATCTCTTCGCGAAGGTAGCGGATCAGGCGCTTCAGCCGCCGCAGCGGATGACGGTGAGCGAGTGGGCCGAGCAGGACCGCTTCATCAATCAGCCTGGCGCTTATGTCGGCCCGTGGCGCAACGAGACGGTTCCCTACATGGTGGAGCCGATGGACGTTCTGACGGACACGGCTTTCCAGTATTGCGTCTTCGTTGGGCCGGCTCAGTGTGCGAAGACGGACGGCCTGATCGTCAACTGGATCGGCTATTCGGCGACCGTCGATCCGATGGATATGATTGTCTATGAGAAGACTTCGGTAACGGCCCGCGACTTCTCGATCCGCCGCGTGGATCGCTTGCACAAGCATTCGCCGGCCGTGGGCGCGGCCTTGCTGCCGCAACGCGACGCCGATAACCGAACGGACAAGCAGTATAAGAACGGCATGATCCTGACGCTGAGCCATCCGTCGAAGAACGAATTGGCCGGCAAGCCCGTGGGCCGCACCGCGATCACCGATTATGATCGTATGCCCGACGATATCGACGGGGAAGGCTCGGCCTTTGATCTGGCGGCCAAGCGCGGCACGACCTTTGGCAGCTACCGGATGCACTTGGCGGAAAGCTCGCCCTCGCGTGAAATTCTCGATCTGAAGAAGATTCCGCAGGGCAACGAAGCTCCCCCGTGCGGCGGCATCCTGGGCCTCTACAATCGCGGGGATCGCCGCCGTTGGCATTGGCCTTGCCCTGATTGCGGAAGTTACTTCGAGGGTCTGTGGGATCACATCAAGTATGATCGGCTCGCGTCCAACATGGACTCGGCCTTGTCTGTGCGAATGGTCTGCCCGCATTGCAACTATGCGATCAAGCCTTCGCAGCGCTTCGAGATGAATAATTGGGGCGTGTGGCTCAAGGAAGGCCAGGGCATTGACGCAAACGGCCGTATCGTCGGTGAGGGCCGGCGCTCGGATATCGCGAGCTTCTGGCTTCGCGGCGTTGCTGCGGGCCTTACGAATTGGGTCAAGCTCGTCAAGTCGTATCTCGATGCCGAGGACGACTACAATCGAACCGCGTCCGAAGAGGCGCTGAAGAAATTCTACAACACTGATCTCGGCGAACCGTATGTGCCGAAGTCGGCCGCGAACGACAACGAGCGCACCGCCGAGACGCTTCAGGGCCGTTCCTACGCCCTGCCTTACTTCGACGATGACGATCAGCAGGATATTGGCGTGCTGCGGCTCACGTCGAACAACGCGCCGAAGTATATCGAGCCGGCTGTGCCGGAGAACGTGCGAGCGCTCGTCGCGGCCGTGGACGTGCAGCAGAATATGTTCATCGTCCAAGTCCACGGAATCGCTCCCGGCCGGCCGTTCGATATCGTGCTGATCGACCGATTCCAGATTCGCAATTCGAAGCGGGTGGACGAACACAGCGGCGGTTTCGAGTGGCTGAAACCAGGCAGCTACACCGATGATTGGGACTTGCTGACGGAGCATGTGATCCGCCGCACCTATCCGCTCGAAGCCGATCCGTCGCGTCGGATGCAGATCAAGCTCACGCTCTGCGACTCGGGCGGTAAAGCCGGCGTGACGAGCAACGCTTACGCCTTCGCCCGCACGCTTCGGAAGCTCGGCCTCAACTCGAAGTTTCATCTCGTCAAGGGCGCCAGCCAAATCGAGGCGCCGCGCTATCGGATCACCTATCCGGACAACAGCAACCGGACAGGCGTGAAGGGCGGTGCTCAGGGCGACGTGCCGGTGCTCATGCTCAATCCGCTGCTCAACAAAGACACGGTGGACAACCGGCTCGACGTGATGGTGCCTGGCGCGGGCATGGTTCACTTCCCCGATTGGCTGCCCGATTGGTTCTACCAAGAGCTTGTCGCCGAGATCAGGGACAGCAAGAAGGGCTGGACGAATCCGAACAAGCGGCGCAACGAAGCCTGGGATTTGCTCTACTATCTCGTCGGGGCTTGTGCTTCGTCGCTTCTCAACATAGAGAAAACCGCCTGGGAAAATCCGCCCTTGTGGCTGACGCCTCAAGATAGTAATCCTCTCGTCGTCGCGGCCGAGCGGCAGGATGAGATCGCGCCTACAACCGAGATCGACTTCAGCAGATTTGGCCGCGCTCTGGCATAAGAGGGAGCGGGCTAAATGCAGTTGACACCGGCAAAGGCCATAGTCCTTCTCGGGCAGGCCCGCACGGCGCGTCACCAAATGGTGACAGGAAAGCTCGCCCGCGTCTTCATGGATCAGAACGGTGAGCGCGTCGAATTCTTGGCGACGAACATCGCGCAACTCGACAAGTATATCCGTGAGCTTGAAGCGATCTGCAACCCCGTGGCTGCCCTTCACAACCGGCCGCGACCGATTGGATTCACGTTCTAATGGGAACCGCTCTCACCGTGATCGCGCCGGACGCTTCCGGCGAGCAACTGGCGTTCGGCGGCGGCTTGGAAGGCGCCGAGCGGACTAGCCGCGAGACCGTTTCCTGGCGGCCGGTCTTCGGCTCGCCGGATCAGTCGATCAACCCCGTTAAGCGCGAGGCCGATGCTCGGTCCCGCGACATGGTGCTCAACGATGGTTATTCGGCCGGCGCGGTGGCGCTGCACAAGGATAGCATCGTCGGCTCGCAATACCGGCTTAACGCAAAGCCGGACTATCGAGTGCTCGGAGCCGACGCCGAGTGGGCCGAAGAGTTTGCCGTGGCCGCTGAGAGCCGCTTTAACCTTGCGGCTGAGAATGAAAGCTGCTGGTTCGACGCGGCAGGGCAACTCACCTTTACCGGCATGGTTCGGCTCGTCACAGGCGCTTTCGTCTATACCGGCGAGATTTTGGCAACGGCCGAGTGGATCAAGGACGGCCGGCCGTTCAACACCGCGATCCAGCTTGTCTCGCCGGATCGGTTGAGCAATCCCGATGGCGTGTCCGACGACCGGCTGCTGCGCGGCGGCGTGCGGAAGAACCCTCGCGGCAAGCCCATCGGCTACTATATCCGCCAGGGCCACCCCGAAGAGTGGTATGACAACCGGCAGAATTCGTGGGCCTATATTCCCGCGATGAAGCCGTGGGGCCGCCGCCAGGTGATCCATGTGATCGACCCGCAGCAGATCGACCAAACGCGAGGCGTCGCCGACATGGTGGCCGCGCTTAAGCACGCTCGGATGACGAAGAAGTTTTCCGAGGTCACGCTTCAGAACGCCGTTATCAACGCGAGCTTCGCGGCGGCTATCGAGTCCGAGCTTCCTTCGCCGGAAGTCGTCGCAGCGATGGGTGGTGGCAAGGAAGGCTATCAGGATGCGATTGCCAATTATCTGACGATGCTTGAAGGCTATCTCGGCGCGGCGGATAATGTGCATATTGACGGCGCGAAGATTCCGCACTTCTTCCCCGGCACGAAGCTGAATCTGAAGCCGATGGGAACGCCTGGCGGCGTCGGAAGTGACTTCGAAGCGTCGCTGCTGCGGCGGCAGGCCGCTGTGCTCGGCGTCAGCTATGAAGAGCTTTCCCGCGATCTGTCGCGCACCAACTACTCCGGTTGGAAGGCGGGCGCGTCGATCACCGGCCGAGCGATGGGCGCTCGCAAGAAGCTCGTCGCGGATCGCTTCGCGCAGAACGTCTATGAGCTTTGGGTAGAAGAAGAGATCGCTGCGGGCAATCTGCCGCTGCCGGCTGGTCGCAATCGCACGGACTTCTACCGCGACAACGGCATGGCGAAGGCCGCCTACACCCGCGCCACCTTCGTCGGCTCCGGCATCGGCCAGATTGACGAGTTGAAGGAAACGCAGGCTGCCATGCTGCGCGTCAAGGCGGGGCTTTCGACCTACGAGATCGAGTGCGCGAAGCTCGGCCGCGACTACCGCGAAGTCTTCGAGCAGTTGGCCCGCGAACAGAAGTTGATTGGGGCGCTCGGCATCCCGGTCAACCTTGACGCGACGGCCAAGGGCAAGCAGACGGCCGCTAGCACGCTCAAGGGCGACGGCCAGAGCGACGATGCTCAGGGCGGCCAGGAAGAGGAAACCGAAGATGAATGATCCCCGCGTCGCGCTGAGCCAGATCAATCTTCGGCCGTCCGCGTTCCTGCCGCAGACGCTCGATCAGTATGCGGCGAATCTCTCGACGTTCGCGACGACCGATCCGAAGAGCGGGCCTGATCTCGAAGACGCGGTTTTCGCGGGCGTCGAGTGCGCTTACGGATTCGACCGCTCGGAGCGAGCCGACCGCAAGCCCTTCGTCTATCAGGACGGCTTTGCCGTGATCCCGATTCACGGAGCGCTGCTCAACCGCTTCGCCTATTCCTGGGGCTTCGTCACCGGCTACCAGGCGATCCGGCGCCAGTTGAACGCCGCGCTCGAAGACGATGACGTGAAGACGATCATCTTTGACGTGGACAGCCCTGGCGGTGCCGTGGCTGGCAATATCGAGCTTGCCGACGAGATCAGGGCCAGCCGCGAGATCAAGCCGTCCCTGGCCGTGGTGGACGCCGTTTGCGCTTCGGCCGCCATGCCGCTCGCGAGCGCCGCCACGCAAGTCGTCGCGATCCCGAGCGCACGCATCGGCAGCATCGGCGTTTATGTCATGCATATGGACGTGTCCGGCGCGATGGAGAAGGCCGGCGTCAAGGTGAGCTATATCGAAGCTCCCGAGGACGGCATGAAGACTTCCGGCACGCCGTTCCGCGCTCTCTCGGATTCCGAGCGTGCGGAATTCCAGGCGAGCGTGAACAAGTCCTATGATCGCTTCGTGGCTTGCCTCACCGCAAACCGTGGCATCTCGGACAGCGCCGTGCGCGAAACGAAGGGCCGCGTCTTTGATGCGGATGAGGCTCTTGCGCTCGGATTGATTGATGCAGTAAGAACACCATCGGAAGCCGTCTCGTCGTTCCTGGCGGAATTGGCCGATGATGACACAACCGAAGAGGATGAGGACATGAACGCCAAGACCGGAACCGTTGGTTCGACCGCCGCCGCGCCTGCCGCCGCCGCGCCTGCCACGACGACCACGGAAGTTGCTTCCGCGCCTTCCGCCGATGCGATCCAGACTGCCATTGCCGCCGACCGTCAGCGCGTCGCGTCGATCAAGGCGTTGCCGGAGTCGGCCAAGCTGCCGAAGCTCGCCGATCAGCTTGCGCTCTCCGGCGCCAGCGTCGAGGACGCCAAGGCTTCGCTGACTGCCGCCATTGGCGATCTGCCCGAGCCGGCCGCCGCCGCCGCGCCCGCCGCTGGTGCGACCGCAACCGCGCCCGTGGACGGCACCAACCATCTCGCCGCCGCGATGGGGCAGACCGAGCAGCCGAATGTCGGCGCCGGCACTGGCACCGGCCAGGCCGCCGCTCCTGGCACCGGCCAGGCCGCACTGACGGACGATCAGCAGGCCGCCGCGATCCTGGGAGATCATTCGGCCGTCACCGGTCGCCGCTACGAAGACGCCAAGTAAGGCGTCGTCGCAACCGCAACAGACCTTTGCCGGATGGTCCGGCCGAAGTGAGGGAGTGAAACATGGATCGAGCTTTGGCCGGATATGAGGCCGTCGCCACCTTCTCGCCGGATCAGCTTTACGCTGGCGAGGCGGATATCGTCACCACGCAGGGCAGCGTTCCGGCCGCGCAGGGCGCGTTCACGAAGTATGCAGTCGTGTCCCAGGACACGGACGGCAATCTCGTCGCGTTCGACGGCACCGAGGCTTACGGCGTTCTGCCGCACGCGCTCCCCGATGCGGCTGTGCCGCAGGACACGCCGGTTATCATCGGCGGCGTGCTCAACTTCGACGTGCTGACGGGCCATGCCCTGAGCTACGGCGATCTGCGGACGGCGTTCGCCCGCAGCAACAGCAACATCGTGCCGCAGAAGCTCTACTAAGGGCCAAGCAGCAGGGCGGGACAACGGGGCAGTAGTGGCCCAAGATCAAAAGGAAAGTGGGAGCATGTTCGATATCTTCTCGACGGCCACTCTGCTCGCGGTTGTGCGGCAGCAGCGTCCGGAGTCGGCCTACTGGCTCGATTCGTTCTTCGGCAACACCATCAACTTCACGACCGAAGAAATTCTCTTCGACCGCGTGGTGAAGAACCGCCGCCTGGCGCCGTTCGTGTCGCCGGTCGTGCAGGGTCGCGTCATGCGGAAGCAGGGTTATCAGACCCTCAGCTTCCGGCCGGCCTACACCAAGCCGAAGCATGTCGTCGATCCGAATCGGCAATTCAACCGCCTGGCGGGCGAAGCGCTCGGTGGCGAGCTTACGCCGGCTCAGCGTTGGAACGCGGCCGTGGCCGAGAACCTTCAGGAAGAGCGCGACGCCATCCAGCGCCTTTGGAATTGGATGGGCGCGATGGCGATCATCCACGGTGAAGTTACCGTGGCCGGCGAGGACTACCCGACTCAGGTGGTCAACTTCGGCCGTGATCCGGCCCTCACCAATATCCTCGCCGGCACCGCTCGGTGGGGCGAGGCAGACGCCGATCCGCTCGCGGACGTGCGTGACATGCGCCGCGCCGCGTTCGGCAAGGGCGGTGCGCCGATCACCCGCCTGACGTTCGGCCTGGACGCCTACGATCTGTTCTCGGCCGACGAAGGGGTGCAGAAGCTCCTTCAGGGCAAGGATATCGCTCGGCAGAGTAATTCCACCCTGTCGGCGATGGGCAGCGAGGATGCGCCCTACGAGTATATGGGCCGACTTCAGGGCGCGAACGGTCAGGGCGGGGTGGATATCTTCACCTACAACGAGCAGTATGAGGACGCCAACGGCGATACTCAGTCCATCATGTCGAGTTATGACGTGATCGGCACGGGCGGCTCGATCCAGGGAACGCGCTGCTACGGCGCGATCCGCGACAAGCGGGCCGGCTTGGCGGCGCTCTCTCTCTTCCCGAAAATGTGGGATCAGGAAGACCCGAGCGTGACCTACACCATGACGCAGAGCGCTCCGCTTATGGTGCCTGGCAACCCGAACAACAGCTTCCGGATGAAGGTTCGCTAAGCGGCGAATTCCGAGATCGGAAAACAGGACGGCCGGGGCTTCCAAAGCTCCGGCCGTTCTTGTATCGAAGTAACTTCCGCCAACGTAGGGGAAAGAGGACATGACCAAGCCAAGCCTAACTCTCACCGTCAAGAAGGGCGTCACCGTCATTCGCGACGGCAAGCGCGTTCGTCCGGAGATCGGCAAGACCTTCGACTTCACCGCCGACGAGCGCGACTCGATCCTGGGCGCCGATGCGTCCGCGCTCGTCAAGCCGCAGGGCGAAGAGGCTGGCACCGCCACGGCCGCTTCCGTCACGGGCGGGACCACGCCGACCGGCACCCCGCCGAGCGCCGAGCAGTCGCAGAGCAAGGCCAGCGGTGGCCGCAAGAAGTCCACGGCTGGCAAGTCCGACGCCGAGAACGCCAGCGATGGCGACGACAACGGGCCGGACAATTCCGAACCGCTCAAGGACGGTGAGGGCGACGCCGCCCACGCCGACGAGACTGCGGACGACGATCTCTAAGCCATGAGCATGAGCCAGTATAAGGCGCAGGCCCGCGAGGCTCTGCACGGAGCGTTGGCCGAGCCGGCGTCTTATACTGCGCCCGTGAAGTCGGGCGGGCAGACCTATCCGACTCCAGAACAGATCGCGTCCGGCTTGAGCCTGACGGTTCGCTGGCACAATCGCATGAAGATCAGCGGCGAGCGCACGTCCGATGACGTGGGCGTGATCGAAGGCATCAACCGCCTGGTCCTCAACGAATACGAGATCACCGCGCTCGGCCTCACCCTTGAGCGCAACGGCGTCATCTCGGTTCCCGGTTACGGCAAATCGTTTCGACTCGATTATCACGAAGAGCCGGACGGCCCGCAGAACGTTTATTGGAGCGTCGTCGAGCAATGAGGATCGAAGCCGGCGCGATCAAGGGCCTGGCCGACTTCCTTGAATCCGCAGAGGGCGCTACTCGCCCCGCCGCCGCGCACGCCATGAATGACGTGACGGGCGGAAGCGGCCTCAAGACGTATCGCACGGAGATGCGGAAGGAGATTGCTTTTCCGGCTGGCTATCTCGAAGACGTGGATCGCTTCGGGCAGAGCGGCTTTGCCACGGCGCAGCGGCTTGAGACCAAGATCAGCGCCCGAGCACGGCCAACGAGCTTGGCCCGCTTTAGCGACGGCGGCGTGGGCGAAGGCGTGACCGTTCGCGTGAAGGCCGGCCGCACGACTCGGCTCAAGCGTGCTTTCACCGTCCGGTTGCGGGCCGGAGCCGCGATCACCGCCGATGGCTTCAATCTCGGCCTGGCGGTGCGCGTGAAGCCTGGCACGGTGATCCGCAACAAGAAAGACGGTGCCAGCGCGGCCAGGCTCGCGCCCAACGTCTTCTTGCTCTACGGGCCTTCGGTGGATCAAGTCTTCCGGACTGTCGCGACGACCGCGACGCCGAAAGTGCTCGATCTCATGGGCGCCGAATTCCTACGTCAGTTTGCGAGGCTGAGCACTTAGCATGTCCGATCCGAAGCAACTTCGCGTGCTCAAGAAGCTGTGCGACCATCTGGAATTCATCAACCCTGAGAACGTCGATCCGTTGACGGGTCGGCCATACGAATTCGATCTGCGGGATAAGGTCTATCGGGGCCGCTCGATCCTTACGATTGACGACGCCGAAGACGCGATCTCGTTGTTGGAATTCCCGCGCCAAGATATCTACGAGCCGGTGGGCGAGCACGGGATCGTCCGTGTCGAGCGCATGTCCGTTATGGTGCAGGGTTGGCCCGTGGACGATCCCGAGCACCCGAGCGATCCCGCCTATCGGCTCAAGGCCGTGGTGGGCGCTCGCTTGGCGCGAATCGTCGCGCAGAAGGACGCCGGCCGTGGGGCGGAATTTCCTGACGAATTCATGCTAGGCAAATCGCCGGATGGAACGGGCTATGAATTGGCCTCTTTCTTGATCGCGCCTGGTGTTGTAAGACCGCCCGAAGACGCCGCATCCAGGCTTGCCATGTTCTACATGCCGCTGGTGCTTGGCGTCCGAGTGGACGTGGCAAGGCCATAATTGAGCGAGGGAGTTATTACGATGCGGAATCCCAATTACGTTATCGGGCGCGGCAAGCTGTTCTTCACGCCGTTCCTGCCTGGCACGCGCACGCTCGTCGGCGGCTCGCGCTACTTCGGCAACTCGCCCGCGCTCTCGCTGAGCCAGGATGAGGAAAAGGTCGATCACTACAACAGTGACGCCGGCCTGAAGGTGAAGGACGCCAGCGCGACCCTTCAGAACGATCAGACCGGCAGCTTCTCGCTCGACGATATCAGCGGCCCGAACCTGGCGATGTTCTTCCGTGGCGCTATCGAGAACGGCGCCGTGGCGGCCGTCAACGCCGATACCACGACCGTCGCAGTCATCCTTGGCACGCACGTCCAACTCGGCTTGACCGATGGCAATCCTATCGGTGCGCGGCTGGTGAAGGGCGTGACCGCGAAGAAGGGCGACGAAGCCGTGGCGGCGGCTGGCAACTTCGAGGTCGATTCCGTCACCGGCCGCGTCTATATCCTGCCGAACGCGAGCGATATCGAAGAAGGCGACGAGATCGAATTCACCTACAGCACCGACGCCTATGATGAGGAAGTCGTGATCGCTGGCGGGACGCTGATCGAAGGCCGCTTGGACTTCCTTTCGGACAACGCCGTGGGCGAGAACCGCGACTATATCTGGCCGTATGTGCAGATTCGTCCGGACGGCGATTTCTCGCTTAAGGGCGACGATTGGCAGACGATGGAATTCAATCTCGAAGTCCTGAAGCTGAACGACTCGACCGAGCGCCAGTATATCGTCAAGCGGCCGGCCGCCGCTCCGGTGGCGCCGTAAGCCACGGATTGATCTCTCCGGAGATCACCGGCATACAGAGGGCGTCGGGCTTCGGCTCGGCGCCCTTTTCATTGTAGCGGGTGGGACCGAACCATGCTGTTGAAAGACTACGCGATCCCGAAGGAGCGGATTCCGCTGCCGGGGCCGAAGGTGCAGGGCGAGCAGCCCTACTTCGAGATTCGCGGACTGAATATCGACGATCTGACTTTCCTTGTGCAGCTTCATCTCGACCCCGTGACGCGGGCGGTGAAGCTCTATCAGGAGAGCCGCAAGGATATCATGGCGACGGGCAACCTGTCGCAATTCGTCCTGTCGATCATGCGCGACTTCCCCGGCCTGACGGCGGAAGTTATTTCCGCAGCCGCCGACTCGCTCGACGACGCCACGCGAGAAGTCGCCCAGCGGCTCCCCGTCAGCACGCAAACCCTGGCGCTCACGAAGATCGTCAGCCTCACGCTTGAGGACGCTGGCGGCCTGGGAAACCTTTTGGCCGAGATGCGGGAGCGGATGGCAGAAGCCGTCCAGGCAGCCAGCGTCGAGGGCGTCAGCGCGAACGCACGGCCGAAGACGAAGTAGCGCACTTCTATTGGGGCTGCCGCGAGGACGTGGGCGCCCTTCTAGCAGCAGGCCACAGCAATGCGGCCCGATATCCCTTGGCGATGGTGTGGAGTGAGGCTCGCGCTGCTCGACGCCGCATGGTTAATCGGTTAGAGAGCGAAGCCGGAGTGATGCAGTTGGCTGTCGCGGGCGGTATGGGTGCGAAGAAGGCACCTACATTGCTCAAGGATATGTTCAAGAAGCTGAGGGCGAGCGATGGCGGGGCTTAGGAAAGACGTTGAGCTAATCTTCCGGGGTGAGGACCGCGCCTCACCGACGATCAAGAAGGTCCGGCAGAACGTCAACGATCTAGGCGACGCGATCCAGCAGCAAGTCGCGGCGGCCGAGCGCGGCGAAGGCAGTATCGAAGAGCTTGCCAAGGCGCACCGGCAACTCGGCGAGTCGATGGTGGACGTGCGCGAGATCGCGAAGATCGCGAGCGCCTACGACAGTCTGACGCGGAAGCTCGACGAGCAGGCCGCGAAGACGGAAGAGGCCCGCCAGAAAGAGGCCAAGCTGACGGCTGAGATCGCAGCGGCCGAGAAGCCGACCAAGCGGTTGCAGAACGCCCGCGACGCCGCCGCCCGCTCGCTTCAGGCCAACGCCGCCAAGGAAGAGGCGATGCGGCGGGAAGTCGCGGAGCTTGGGGCTGCGCTCGACGCGGCAGGCGGTGACTCGAAGAGCTTCGCTGCTACGCAGGACGCCGTTCGCCAGGCTGCGGTTGAAACGGCTCGCGCTCTGCGAGATGCGACCGCAGCAATGGACGAATTCAAGGCCAAGCAGAACCAGGCTGCGGCCAACAAGGCGGCGGCGGCCGACGCGGACAAATTCAATGCGATGGCGGCTGGCTCAGGCCTGCCGAAAGAGCAGATCGCCTTCATCTCGCAACTCGAAAACCGGATGCAGGCGCTCACCGCTGCGATCCGCGAGCAGAAGGCCGCGCAGGACGCGCTCAACGCCGCTCAGGCAGATCGGGCCGCCGCCCTGGCCGCGACCGACGCCGCGCTCCTGAAGCAGCGGTTGGATGAAGCCGCGCAGGCGGCGCTTCGGCTCGAAGCCGCTGCTAAGTTTCGCAACATCGCCGCCGAGATCGAAGCCGGCGCTCGGGATATCCAGCGCTTCGGCACCGCGACCGATAGCACGGCCGTCAGTGTGCAGCGCTTGGGCGATGCGGTGCAAGCGATCCTTAACCCGACACAGGCTGCGGCGTCGAACCTCCAAAGCGTCAATTCCATTCTCGATCAGGCCGAATCGAGTCTCGAAGGCAACAAGCGCCGGCTGTCGGAATATAACGCGGAGTTGAACAACCTTCAGGCGGCGTCGGCCGGCCTGACCGGGATCGCCGGCTCGATCGACAACTTCCGGCGCCAGGAAGCCGCCGTGAACGCGGCTCGATCCGAGATGGAGATCGCACGCGGCGAAGTGCTGAAGCTGTCCGGTGCGATCCAGACGGCCGATGCACCGACGAAGGAGATGGTCGCCGATCTGCAAAGGGCCGAGGCCGGTTTCGAGCGTGCCGGCGCCGCGATGCAGAAGGAAGTGAACAAGCTCGCCGAGCTAGAGCGCGGGCTTGAGTCGGCCGGCGTGGACGTTCGCAATCTCGACAAGGCGCAAGAGACCCTGATCGCGTCGTCGAACCGCTTGGCTGCGGCGCAGGCGAAGATCACGAACGCGACGAAGGGCAAGGGCAGCTTCCTTGGTCTGAATCCCAACGAGATGACCAATCTCGGCTATCAGATCAACGATATCGTGGTGAGCCTGGCGTCCGGCCAGAATCCGCTCATGGTGTTCGCGCAGCAGGGCGCTCAGATCGGCCAGATTATCCCCGGTGCCTTTAGCGCAATCGCGTCGAAGATTCCGCAGCTAGCCGCGCTCGCGGCCGTGGTGCTCACGGTTGCCGGCGCTATGAAGAAGGCCGACGACGAAGCTCGTCGGCTGGCTCAGGGCGTCAGCATCGTCGGACAAGTGGGCGACGGCGGAACCGGCGTCAGTGCTCAAGGCTTCGCCGATCTCGCGGCGCAGATGGAGAACGCTGGCGTCAAGGCCGAAGACGTGCGCGAGAAGCTGGTGCAGCTTTCCGCCGATGGCCTGAATACCGCTCAGATGGAGCAGTATATCGAAACGGCCAAGACTGCGGCCGAAGCTACCGGCGTGGACTTCGCCGACGCGCTTGAGACGGTGCGCGGCTCTTTCCAGGGCGGCATGGAAGATATCATTGCGCTCGACGACGCGCAGAATATCTACAACGACACGCAGCTTGATACGATCCAGAGCCTCTTCGATCAGGGCAAGGCTGACGAAGCCCGCACGATGGCGCTGACGATCTATCAGCAGAAGATGAATGACGTGGCCGCTCAGCAGCAGGGCGGGTGGAAGACGGCCACGGATCAGCTTTCGCAGGCATGGTCAAACTTCCTGGGATGGCTGAGCAACACCGCGCCGATCACCTACGTCCGGCAGAAGCTCGCGGAGCTTGCGACCGGCGCCGCGTTCGTCGCCACGCTGCTGAATCAGATCGCGTCGGGCAAGGGGATCGACATTGACGCGGCCGGCAAGACCGCAATGGGCATCACCATGCCGAAGGCGGCCAAGGGTGCTGCGGCTGATCCCGGTCGCACGACCAATGCCGGCAGGCGGATGCTCGCGGAAGATCGCGAGGCGCTGGCAATCGCCAAGGCCCGCACGCCGGCTGAGAAGGCAGCAGCGCAAGCCATCGCCAATCGCCGCAAGTATGCTCAGGAAGCCGCCAACGCGGGCCTGAGCAGCGCCGAAGCGCAACGGCATGTCGAAGCCCGCCTGGCCGCAGATCGCGCCACGTTCGACGGGCAGCAGGCTAAGCGGGACGCCAGGGCGGGCAAGAGCGCAGCGTCGAAGCAGGCTGCGGCCGAGCGCCGCCGTGCCGCTGCCGCTCGGGCCGCCGCGAATCGTGCCAAGGCTGAGCAGAACCGAATCGAGAATCAGGAAGAAGGGCTTCAGCGCCAAATCGAGTCGCTCGACGCCAGCGTTGCGCGGAAGAGCACGCAGGGTCTCGACGAGCGTTTGACCGCTATCGACTCCAAGTTTGCGAAGTTATTTCGGGGGATCGACGAATACGCTGCGGCGACGGGCGGCAAAGGCAAGATCGGTGGCCGGACCATTGGCGAAGCTCGGGCGCATATCGAAACGCAGAAGCAAGAGCTTCGCAACTTCGAGACGCTGAGCTATTACGAGCAACAGATCGGTGAGCTTGAGCAGCAGCGCGACGAGCGGCTGAAGTCGATTGCGGATAATGTGCGGCTCGGCATCATCAAGCCGGAAGACGGTCTCACGCAGTCGAACGCCGTGATCTCGGACATGGCCGGCCAGATCAATGCGATGGCCGCCGCTGGCCTGGCGTTCGCGGAAGGGATCAAAGGGGCCAAGCCTGATCCGCAGCTTCTTGCGTTGATCGAGAAATTCCGCACGGCCGGTTCCACGAACGCCAACGGCAACGTGTCGCAGCGGCAGGACAACAGCCAAGCCCTCATCGAAGGGCAGATGCGCGATCTCAACGACCTGATTCAGCACCGCACGGCGCTGATCGAGCATGAGAACGCGCTTGTGGACGCGGGACTTCAGACGCGCAACGACGCTGAGCGGAAGATCGCCGGCCACTACGCGACGACGAGCGGGCTGATCCAGCAGCAGATCAATCAGATCAGGGCGCTTCGTGCGGCCTACGGATCGAATCTGACGCCGGAGATGCAGCGCTACTTCGATCAGCTTGAGATCAATCTTCAGCAAGCCGCGCTTGAAACGCAGTATGTCGATAGCCGATTCCAAGAGATGAAGAACGGCTTCAACCAAGTTATCTCGTCGGGAATTGTCGGCTTCATCGACCAAGTGGCGCAGAGCTTCGCCAATCTCGCGACTCAGCAGACCGGCGTGCTCGGCTTCTTGGGCGAGATCGGTCGTGCCTTCTTGGGAATGATCGCCCAAATGCTTCAGGGCATCGCCATGCTCATCATTCAGGCGCTTGTGCTTGACGCCGTGGACAAGCTGACGGGTGGCTTGGTGAAGCCGCTCTTGAAGCTCTACACCGGCAGCGGCGTCTTCCATGAGGGCGGTGTTGCCGGGAACAACGGATCGAGTAGCCGGAAGCGCCAAGTTTCCCCTCTCGCCTTCGCCAATGCCCCGCGCTATCACACGGGCGGGATTGCAGGACTGCGGCCAAATGAGATGACCGCGATCTTGGAGAAGGGGGAAGAAGTGCTGACTGAGGATGATCCGCGTCATCGGACCAACGGCGGCCTTGCGCCGTCCGCTCCGGCTGCGGGTGGTTTGCGCCAAATCCTCGCCATCGGTGATGACGAGATCGCGGGCGCAATGGCCGGCGCGGCCGGCGAGAGCGTGACGATCACGCATATCCGCCGCAACATTCCCACGCTCAAGCAGATGCTCAATCAGTGACGGCCGACAACGCCCTTCCTGTTTGGACGATCCGCCCGAATTGGGCGAGCGGCATCGTCGAGCGCCTGTCGTGGCTGACGGACGTGATTCCGTCCACCTACGGCACGGAGCAGACGCGAGCGCTGCGCCTGTCGCCGCGCCGCGAATTCGAGATGAGCTTCTTGGTTATGGACGCGGCCCGAAGTTACTTCGAGTTGTTCCTGCATCGGCTCGGCTGGACGGAATTCATGGTGCCGCTGTTCCACGACAAGGGCAAGGTGACGGCCGCGCTCGCGCCTGGTGCCGCCGTGATCCCGGTCAACACTCTGTTCCGTGAATTCACCGTGGGCGGCATGGCGGTCCTGATCGGCGACGATCCTTTCACTTTCGACAAGGTGGAGATCATCGGCAAGTCGCCTAATGATATCACCGTCAAGCCTGGCGGGATCACGCGAGCCTGGGAGAAAGGCTGCGCCATCCACCCGTTGCGGCGCACTCGGATCGAGCAGGAGAGCGCGGTGGCGGCCCTGTCGAATCGAGTGGGCGAAGCCACGCTGCGGTTCCAACTGAATCAGGCCAACGATATCGAGGACGAAGGCGCCTGGGGGCCGCTGTATCGCGGCTATCCGGTGCTCGCAACGCCGCCGAACCGGCGCGAGGCCATTGATCTCAGCTTCTTGCGGAATTCGATGGTGCTCGACAACGACCACGGCCTCACCGTGCTCGGGGACGACGCGCAGCGGGCCTTCACGGTGCAGGTTCACAACAAGATGCTGCGGGGCCGCGCCGAGCAATTCGCCTTCAGGCAATTCCTATATCGGCTGCGCGGCCAGCAGGGCGCCATTTGGCTGCCGACCTTCAACCGCGACTTCCGCATCTCCCGCGCTAAGCTGGCCGGCACCGCGCAGATCGACATTGACAAGATCGGCTACGCCTACACGGGCGGGGCGGTGAGCGGGCGCACGCATGTCTTCCTCCCAGGTGGGGCCACAGGCGCGATCTCAGGCACCGTGGCGGCTCCTAGCAGCCGGGAAGAGCGCCTGGTGCTCACGGCGCCCCTGGCGGCATCCCTGGCGGCCGGCAGCTACGGCAGCTTCATGGAGCCGTGTCGCCTGGCGTCGGACGATATTGAGATCACGCATCACACGGACACGGACGGCACCGCTGAGTGCAATCTGTCGTTCCGCGCCTTCCGCGATGAGCGCACGACTGCCGGCGCTATCGACATGCCGATTCCGGCTGCCGTGAAGTCACCGCAGCGCTGCGGTGCGCCGGCTCCGGAAGAGGCCGGATGCGTTGACGAAGACACGACCGGCTGGTGGCTGAAAGTCCGCATGACGTGGGGATGGGTTAGCCCAAATACGGGGCTAGTCACTAAGAAGCCGAAAGTGGATATCTCGCCAGGCGTCGCGCTTGATACCAATGGCGATGGTTTCGAGGATACGGGTGGGCCGTCAAGCTATACGTCAGTCCGCGTGCAGGAAGGTGAATTCTTGCGGACTAGCTCAACGGAGTGGACTTGGAGCCGCACGCAATATCCCGTGGATTTTACCCGTCATCACCCGATTCAGGCGCGTTTCCAGATTCAGATTCCGATTGACTTCGGCGTAGGCGAACAGCCGCGAGCCGCTTATGTGGAAGCGCGGCGCTATGATGAGCCGTGGCATCCTGTAGCCGGCACCGATGGGTTCTTTGGCGGCGATAGGTCTGTGCTCGGCCAAGGTGGCATCTTTCCCTTCGACTTCCTATTCGCGATCTGAGGCTCGGCGATGGCGTTCAATATCTTTGAGATCGGGAGCAGGAGCGGCCGGCCGGTCTGCCTCTACGACTTCACTTGGGGCAATACCAAGTGGCGCTATACAAGCGCGGATCGCGACGTGACTTGGGGCGCCGAGCTAATTGACGGTGAGCTAAAACCGATCACTTGGAAGAAGCTCGCGATCTCGGACGATGGATTCAGCCAGGGTAGCCAGGCACAGGAATTCACCGTCACCATGCCGCGAGCGACGCCCCTGGCCGATCTCTTCCTGAGCACGCCGCCGAGCTTGCCGGTTTCGCTGATCTGCCGACGCTTCCACTTCGACGATCCGGATCAGGACGCGAAGGTCTATTGGTCCGGCACCGTGGGCAACGTGCGGGGCAAGGATCAGATCACCGTCGAAGTGCTCGGCACCGCGATCTCCGCGACAATGAAGCGCACGGGCCTACGGCTCTGTTGGGAGCGCAACTGCCCGCACGTCCTTTACGATGAGAATTGCCGCGCAGATAAGGACGCTCACAAGGTTGAAACCACGATCACCGCACTCACCGGAACGTCGATCACGGTGGCGAGCCTGGGCGCGTTTGCATCGGCTGACTTCAGGGGCGGCTTCGTCGAGTGGGCGGCTAACGCGGACGGCACGATTGAGCGACGAGGGATCGAAACGACCAACGGCAATGTCTTCGCGCTCTTCGGCACGACCGTTCGCATGACACAAGGCATGGCGGTGACGATCTATAAGGGCTGTGATCTCACGCCAGGCACATGCTTCAACCGTTTCAACAATCTCCCCAATCACGGTGGCATCCCGTTCCTTGCGGGCGAGTCGCCGTTCGACGGCAACCCGGTTTTCTAGGGAGCGCTCGACATGCCTTGGCTCCTGATCGCCGCCGTGGCGATGCTGATTATCAGCTACATCATCACGGCCTTTATGACGAAGCGGCCGGCGCAGAAGCCGGCAGCACTCGAAGAGTGGGAATTCCCGCAGAAGGAAGAAGGCACACCGGAGTATTACGTCTTCGGCGACGGCTGGCTCGAAGGCCCGATGGTGCTGTGGTTCGGCAACTATCGGACGATTAAAATCAAGAGCAAGGGCAAGAAGTGACGGAAGTAACTTCCGAGCTTCGCGTTCACATGCGTCATGTCCGAGCTGCTGGCATCTGCTCGAAGGGGTCACGCGCCTTCTTCGCAAAGAACGATCTCGATTGGCCCGACTTCCTTGCCAATGGTATCCCCGTGGCGATATTAGAGGATATCGGCGATCCGGTTGCGCTTCGCGCTGCGGACCAAGCGAGGGCGGAAGCAGACAATGGGCGGTAAGAAGCAGACCATCGGATATCACTATCTGTTCGATATCCTATTCGGCCTGTCGCGTGGCCCGTTGAATGAGCTTCGCCAGATCAAGGTCGCCGACAAGGTGGCTTATGACGGCCCGCTCTGCAACTCGGACGTGAACGCGATTTACAAGCCCGATCTGTTCGGCGGCGACAAGAAGGAAGGCGGCATCCAGGGGCCGTTCCGCGTGCTGTTCGGCAAGGCCGATCAAGTGCTGCCTGGCGACGGCTCCACCAACTGCGGCTCGAAGGGACCATACGGCGGCAACCGCGTGCTGAAGGGGCTGCGTTCGCTTATCCCTGGTCCGTTCGGCGATCTGCGCGGCGTCACGACGCTCCACTTCTCCGGCCTGATCTCTTCGATGAATCCATATCCGAAGGAGTGGAGCTTCCGCGTTCGGCGGCAAACGAAGGGCTGGCATCTCAACCAATGCTGGTATCTTGAGAAGGCGGTGATCTTCATGGCGGATGGCAAAGTCCATGCCATGAATCCCGCGCATATCATCTATCAGCTTCTCACCGATCCCTTGTTCCGGGGCCTGCCGGTCAACCTGATCGACGAGCCTTCCTTCGTCTATGCAGCCAACACACTCTGCGCTGAAGGCTTCGGGCTGTGCTTCGTGTGGCAGCGTCAGGAAGAGATCGACCAATTCCTTCAGATCGTTCTCGATCACATTGGCGCGGCGCTCTACCCTGATCCCGAAACCGGCCGGATGGTGCTACGGTTGTTGCGCGGCGACTATGTGGCGGCCGATCTACCGCTCTATACCAAGACGAGCGGCCTGGTTGAGATCAAGCAGGATGATTCTGCGAGCCAAGACGGCGTTTATAGTGAAGTCGTCGGCAAGGGCAAAGACCCTATCGAAAACAAGGATATCTCAGTCCGCGTTCACAACCTTGCGGCCCGCATGTCGCAAGGAGCCACCAACACTTCGACAAAGGACTACAGCGGCATCCCGACACGCGATCTCCTGGCGCGAGTGTGCCAGCGCGATCTCCGCATGTATGCGGCCGGCCTGAAGAAGTTTGAAGTCGTCTTGGATCGGCGCGGCTGGAAGCTGCGTCCCGGCATGTGCTTCCGCGTGCAGGATGACCGCCGTGGCTTCGGGATGCTGGTATTGCGCGTCGGCGAGATCATGGATCAGAGCTTCCGTGACGGCAAGATTACGATCAAGTGCGCTCAGGACGTTTTCGGCCTGCCCGATACGAGCTTTGTGGCGATCACGGAGCCGACATGGGAAGCCCCGCCGCAGTCTGCGGTGCCGGCCACGGAGTCGCGCCTGGTGGAAGCCAACTATCGTGATATCGTGCTGCGCCGAGATGAGAGCGCTGCACAGACGCTCGACGGCACGGACGCGGTTATCGGGATGCTCGCGCTCTCCCCGCATCCAGCGATGTATGAGTATGTGCTGGCGTCTCGGGCGCTCGGCGAGGACGAATTCGACGAAGACATGCGCGGCGGCTTCACCGGAGCGGCGACGCTGGTGGACGCGATTACGGTCTATCAGACAACGTTCGCGATCACGGGCGAGACTGACTTTGCCGAGAGCTTGGAAGGCCAAGCGATCCTGATCGACGATGAGCAGATGGAGCTTGTCAACTATGACCCGACGACTCACATGGTCACAGTTACTCGCGGCGTGGCCGACACGATCCCGCAGGCTCATGCTGCTGCCGCGACGCTGTGGACGATTGACGACGATCTCGTAAGCGACGGTCGCACCTATGCAGCCGGCGAGACAGTGGAAGCCTACGCGCTCACCGCCACCTACAGCGACGTGCTGGCAATCGAAGCTGGCACGAAGAAGACGTTGGTGCTCGGCGGCCGGCAGGGCAGACCCTATCCGCCTGGCGACGTGCGCGTGGGCGGTGATCCGGCGCTCGCGCTGACTCCGTTCAAGGAATACACCGCGCCGCTCATCGCCTGGGCGCACCGCGACCGCATCCTTCAAGCGGATCAGCTTGTCGGCCACGCGGCCGGCAGCACCGGGCTTGAGCCTGGCGCGAGCTACACGATCCGCATCTATCCGTTCGCGACGCCGGACGTGGCCGTGCGGACGGTGCCGGGGATCATGGACGCGAGTTGGACCTACGACAACGACATGTGGACGGCTGACGGCAGCCCTTCACGGGTCTATATCGAGCTTGAGACGGTGCGGGACGGTCTGGCTTCCTATCAGAAGTATCGCTTCCCTGTCGTTATCGCTATCGGTTATGGCACAGGCTACGGTATGAATTACGGCGGTAAGACGGTCTAGGCCGGAAGTAACTTCGAGCGGAGAATCGAGATGGGATCGCGGACACTTGCTGGCGGGCTTGCGCTGAAGGGCGATTGGACCTTCGGCGAGGATCATTGGGATGACGAGATGGACGCGAATCTGCTGCGCCTTTCTGTGCTCTGCCAAGGGCGCGTCGTCGATATCGTGTCAGTTACGCCTGGCGCTCCGGCTGAAGGGGCGGTGTATCTGTTCGCGTCGGATCACCCGACACAGCCGAACAAGGTCGCAGCCCGCGACAACGGCGCCTGGGTCTATTTCACGCCGTTACAGGGGTGGCGATTCTACAATGTCGCTTTGGGCGCGTCCATGTCGTTCTCAGGGGCCGCCTGGGTGACGGATGGCGCTTCCGCTAACGCTGCCACGGTCGCGCAAGCGTGGGCTGGCACGAACAACGGCGCCTTCATGACTCCGAAGACGATCTTCGACATGGCGGCTCCGGTGGCTCTACCGGCTGCGGCGGCAAATGTTATCACGCCCGACTTCGGCGCGGGGATCAATTTCTATGGCGTGCTCGTGAACAACGTCACACTCGCCAATCCGACCAATGCGAAACCAGGGCAGAGCGGCAAGATCAAGCTGACGCAGGACGCGACCGGCAGCCGCACCCTGGCCTACGGCAACAAGTGGCGGTTCCCTGGCGGGGCTGCAACAGGCGGTGTCTTGTCCACGGCTGGCAATTCGGTCGATCATCTCACCTACTTCGTCGAAGAGGACGGCACGATCACCGCCGCCGTCATCAAGGCGCTTGCGGCATGATGCCGTTTCGAGCGGCGCTGCTTGCGTCTTCCGCCCTCAAGCCGGTCGGCGGTGGTAGCACCCCTGGCGGCGGCGTTGATGGCACCCCGCCGTCTTCGACAAGGTGGCGGATCAACTTCACGTCGCGGCAAGTGGCTACAAATTGGTTCACGCTTACCGAGATCGAGATGCTTGATACGGCGGGCGGAACCGATCAATGCACGAGCGGCACGCCAAGCTCGTCCTACAGCTATAATTCGGCGGCTCTTCTCTTCGATGATAATCGCGGGACTCAATGGCAAAGCGGGACGAACGCTTTGGGTTGGGTGCAGTATGAATTCACGGCGCCCAAGACGATTCAGGCGGTTTCCATCGCGATTGGCTCCACGCCTGGTGACGCGCCTACGGCGTTTGACGTGCAATACTGGAATACAACGACGAACGCTTGGGTCACTTATTGGTCCGAGCAGTCGCAATGGAACACATGGCCCACTGGCAGCGAGAAGCGAGTCTATGCCAAGCCCTTGAACGCGGGAGTGGGAGCACTGAAATGGCGGCTCAATATCTCTGCGACCGGCTCGCCTACGGCGTGGCCTACGCTCCGTGAGATTGAGTGGCGCGTCGCCGCCGGTGGATCGGATCAGACGGTGCCGGACAACACCGCTCCGTTCGGTAATGCATTCTCGGACGGCTATCAGCTTTCCCCGTCAAACTCGGTCAACAACAATTTGGGCGACTATTGGCAGGCACCAGGCGTCCCACCGCGCAAACTCGGTTATCGGTTCACGACCAAGAAGGCGATTGCCGAGATCGCGATCACGGCCGCGCCAACGGTCACAGACACGCCTACCGCATTCACCGTCGAGTGGTTCGATGAAGTGAACCTAGTTTGGGTGGCGCAGAAGACCGTCTCGGGATTGACGTGGGCGGTGAACGAAACAAAGGTGATCGCGGCTGTATAGCGAAGTAACTTCCGAGAGGGCCGCGCAACGCTTACGGATCGTTAAGGTTCCGTAACAGTCTTCACGATTGCTAGACAATTCATTTTGCGGCGAGTAGAGCAGCTAGGCCGGGGCATTAAGGGTTGAGGGCGGGACCTTTGGACGACCAAATTCAGGACCGCGTAACCATGATGCTCGTCAAGCTGTCGAAGACATTCCCCGTCCGCGTTACCGATTGGCTAGTCGCGTGCATCATGTTTTCGTGGTCGCTTGTCTGCTGGCGTTTAACGGAAGAAGCCTGGACATTGCCGACAATGGCCGGCCTGGCCCGCATCTTCGATCAAAACACTTGGGCCTTTCTTGCGTTCTGGATCGCGGTGACACGGCTTTCCGCGCTGGCGATCAATGGCGCTTGGCGTCCGTCGCCGCATCTGCGGGCAGGCTGCGCGTTCCTGTCCTGCTTCTTGTGGCTTCAGATCAGTATCGGTATGCTTTCAGCCGATGTTACTTCGCTCGGGGCCGCCGTTTATCCTTGGTTACTCGTAGCAGATATTTACAATGTGTTCCGCGCATCGCATGACGCTCGCCTGTCCGACGAGCGGGCGAGAGTGGCGTTAAAGGCGGGGAACCAGGGAAGTGACACAGCCGCCGCACATTGACGGTCTTCCGCTCTGGCTTCAGGCGGTGCTTTCGGTCATCTTCGGGTTGGCCGCACTTGGCGCTGCTTACAAGGGCTACTTCACCAAATCGGGCGAGCGGGTAGAGACCCGTCAAACCGCACCCCAAGCACAGCTTATGGCGGCCACGATTGCTGACATGGGTGCGATCCGCAACTTCACCGATGCAGCCCTACGGCTCGAAGTTGCGGTGCAGGGTTTGTGCCGCGAGATCGAAGACGCTAAGCACCATGAGCGCAACAACGTGGAAGTTACGCGAGAGCTTTGCGGCCGGTTGCGTGCGCTGACTGAGATGATGGAGCGTCAGTCGAAAGGCTACTAGGTGGGGCGGGATGGACGACAACGCGAATAAGGATCAGCCGCTTACGATTTCAGCGCCGCCCGCGCCGACTGTTACCGTTGATCCGCAGAATCCGCTCCCCGAACCGAGCTTTTTCTGGCGTCGCGTGATCGCGTGCGCCGTCACGGCGTTCGCCTGCACCCTGGCGTGGATTACGGCCGGCCATCTATTCGCCTTGGGCGACGCCGAACGGCTCTACAGCTTGACGAAGCTCGTCATCATCGGCGCTGGCTTGGTGCTCACCTATTACTTCGTGGCGCCGAGCGCGGCCGAGCTTACGAGCATGATCCAGACCGCCAAGTTGCAGCGCCACGCCGTTGAGGCTGCAATGTCGGCACAAAATAAGGCGATTCCCGACGATCCGCGTTGGCGCCAGGCACGATCTCAGCAGTCCGTGGGGCCGCACAGCGGGATTCCGGAAGAGCCTCTGAGCGACGCTTACAGCCGCCCTGGCGGCGATTTAACCGATTTGGATCAAGATTGCGCTCCTAGAGGCCGGCAATGAGCATGAATCGAGGGCAGCTACAGGCTGTCGAGCTAGACCTTGAAGCCGCGCTGGTGAAGGTGCGGGCGCTCCTGGCCGAGTTGCCGGAAGTTACTTCGGCTCCCGCGCCGCTGCCCGTGCCGGCCAATGACGCCAGCCCTGCCTTCGCGGACTACGGCCTGTTCTATGACTTCCTTCGCGGCAACAAGATGCTCGGGCCACGGATCAGCGCCGACGAGTTTGGCGGTTGCGACGCGATCCTGAAGGCTTGCGTGCGTGCCGGCTGGCCGGTGAGCTTCACCGCCTACGCCCTGGCAACCGCCTACCTTGAGACGGCTGCGACCATGCAGCCGATCCACGAAAAGGGCGGCACAGCTTACTTCACCCGCATGTATGATATCCAGGGTGCTCGGCCGGCCAAGGCTCGGGAGCTTGGGAATCTGACGCCTGGCGACGGTGCTCGCTACCACGGGCGCGGTTACGTCCAACTGACGGGCAAGACCAATTATGCTCGCGCTACCACGAAGCTGCGGGCGCTCGGCCTGGACGTGGATTTGGTCGCCGATCCCGATCTGGCGCTGCGGCCGGACGTGGCTGCCGCGATCATGGTCTCGGGCATGAGCGAAGGGTGGTTCACGGGGCGGAAGCTCAACGACGACCTGCCGTTGCGTGGGCCGGCGAGCTTGGCGCAATTCACCGCTAGCCGCGATATCATCAATGGGAAGGATCGAGCGGCCGAGATCGCCGCGTTCGCGCTCGATTGGCAGACCGGCCTAATGGCTGGCGGCTATCGCATCGCGGCGTAGGAGATCAACGATGGAATTCTTCTCACGGACCTTCGCGCTCAGCAGGGTCTTGCTGATCGCGCTGCCGCTGCTCTTGGTCGCGATGATCGGCGCCTATTTCTACGGCCGCAGCGACGGCAAGACGGCAATCGAATTGGAGAACGCCGATGCGCGGAATATCGCGCTGAAGCGCTCCTACGACGCGGGCGAGCGGGCAGCCGAAGCACGGCTGGCCGATCAGCGCCGGCAACTGGAAGCGGAGAACAAATATGAGCACGCGATTGCTGCCGCGCCTGGTGGGCGCAACTCTCCTGCTGCCAGCGCTCTTGCTTGCGAGCGCTTGCGGCGGGCGGGGCTTAGGGGTGCAGAGCTTCCCGCCGAGTGCGGACCTTCAGGCGGCCACTGAGCCGAAGCAGAAGCCAACCGTCGAGATCGTCACCGATCCGCAGGCCAATGAGCGCTACAACGCAGCCATCGAGTCTCGCGGTGATCGCATCTACGACGCGGCCGTTCGGATTTGCGAGTGGGCGGTGGAGATGGGAATGAAGCCAGGCTTCGAGTGCCGGCGCGATCCACCGCATTGATCGACTACCGGATCAGTTGAGTCGCCACATAAAAGGAAGCCCCGGCTGAGAGATCGGCCGGGGCTTCGTTATTCGAGTTAGGCGCCGGCAGCCCGCAGCTTCTTCAGGGCGCCGAGCAGATCGGTCGCCGACTTCACGACCGTCTCTTGGTGAGCGATCACGGCGTCAAGCTCCGCAACCGTCAGGATGACGCTCGGCTCCGGCTTCGGATCGGGCTGCGGCGTGGGCGCGGTCCCGGCCGGCACGGTCACGGCATTGCGCGAGCTTGTCTGCCCGCGCCGATCCTTGGCGTCGAAGCCATAGACTTCGGCCTTCACCGGCTTGCCGGCGTGCTCGGGCGGCACCGTCAGAACGATCTCTTTGCCCTCAAAGCCCTCGCCGACGATGGGAGCGCCCTGGCCGTTGATGCGAAGCTCGGCGTAGCCGCGCACCACAGGGCCGTTCTTCCACTCCGGCATCGGCACCCGCACGCGGTTGTCCGAAGTCAGACTGATCTCGATCTGCGTTCGCGCCTGGGGCGGTTCCGTGCTGGTGGTCGGCACCGGCTCGGTTGGCTTGGGATCGGGCTGCGGCGTGGGCGGCGTCGGCGTCGGCGTCGTCGCACCGCCGATGACGATCTCCTTCCAGGCTTTTGCGTAAGCCGTCATGCCTGCGGTCGGCTGATCGCGCACGATCTTCGCAAAGCTGTCGTCCGCAGACCAATTCGTTGCGATCCACGGCGCAGCGCCCCACAGCACGTCCGCGAATTCCTTCAGGAACGCAACGAAGTGCGGGACAACTGCGACGCCGATTGCGGTGTTTGGCAGCCCGAATTCACCGAAGAACAGCTTCAGGCCGAGCGCCCGCGCCTTCTCAAGCTGCTTCCGCTCTTCGGCCAGGTTCGCTTTGACCTTGGCCCCGAGATCGGCCGCCGTGGCGTCCGCGTCCGTCAGATTCCACAGGCGCGGATCGTTGCCCTCATTGCCGGGATCGAAGTAGCGGTGGACGGAGATCACAAGCGGGTTGCCCCGCGTCTTCAGCAACGCCAGGCCAGGCGCATCTTCCGTGATCCGCGTGATCCCGCCCCAACTGGCCGTTGTGCCGATCAGGGTGTTGGTGCGGAAGCCCTGGTTCCATATTTCGTCGAAGAAGGCGTTCTGCACGTCCCACGTCAGCGGTGCCGCGACGTTGACCATCTCGTTGCCGACTTCAAACGCAATACGGGTGTCGTTCTTATACTCGGGGAAGATGCGGCCGTAGAGCCGCGCCAGATCGCGAGCGGACTCGACCGTATGCGTCTTCGTGAGCGCATAGGTCGGCCGGCTATCGGTGCCGCCGTTGCGGACTGCCGGCGTCGTTTTGCCGTAAGTGTGATCGTCGATCACGATCACCGCTTCGGGGTTGGCCGCATGGATCGCGGCGATGCTCTTCTTGTAGGCGTCCACCGTGGCCGTCTGGATCGGCCCGCCTGGCGTAAGCTCGAAGCGATGGCGCTTGTGCGCGATCCGAGCACCCTGGAAGCCCAAGCCGGCGACAAGCGCGATCTCGCTCGTCGTGGGAAAGTTGAAGTCCTGGCCGAGATTGGCGCCGTTGCTGTCGCCGTGGCCGCCTGCGCCAAGATTGATGAGATGCAGCATGATCGAGTCGTCCCTCTATATGCCCCAAAATGGGACATTTGACGACCTTAGACCGATTCGGCTATACGGCCAAGGCCGGGGTTTGTTCCTCTTTCCTCGGCGCCTCTGCCGGTCGGTCCACCGGGAGATCAGGACTGCGGGATCGCGGTCGGGGCGGCTCCTTTCCTCGCAAGACAGGGGCCGCCCTTCTTGTGTCGCCTCTGTGAAGCCGTGCGATTAAGCGTTGACCTACCTTTTACCCTAGCGAAGCCGACTTGGGGTGGCTCACAGACCTTGCTTTCCTGCGGTTTCCCTCAGAAACGCTCGATATGTTTTGGCGGGTGAGAGCTTGCTGCTCCCGGTAATTACCTTCGCACGACTTCACGGAAGCGACACAGGGCGGTGACAGGAGAAGCAGCACCGCCCTGTGCCTGGTCGATCAGATATCGTCCGGATCGTCGTTGTCAACGGTCGGAACGCTCGGCGGCATGATCGCCTGCTCGCCATCGTCCTCGGAAGTTGCTTCCGGAGCCGGAGCTTCAGGCGCCGCTTCGGGGGCAGGAGCCGGGGCAGCAGCAGCCGCAGGCTTCGCGCCGCCTCCACTCTTCTTCGCGCCGCCTCCACTCTTCTTCGCGCCGCCGCCGCTCTTCTTCGCCGCAGTCGGCTTGGCAGCGGGCTTCGCGGCAGCGGGCTTCGCGGCGGCCGGTGCCGGGGCAGGCTCGGGAGCCGGGACGGTGATCGCAATCGTGATCGAGCCATCCGTGGTGAGCGCCTGGCTCTCGGCGTCAGCCGGGATGCCGGTGACTTCGCGCACCTTGCCGGCGATGGCCGCGAGCACGGCCTTCACCGAGTCACCCTGGCCGAGCGACACGTCATGCCGAATCGTCTGCATCTTCGGGCCGGCGAGATGCTTCTTGGTGGCCTTGGACTTGCCGGCCGCCTTGGCGCTGTTGACGGCTGCGACGATCTTTTCTTCGGCCTTCTTCGGGTCCTTCGTCTTGCGAAGGGTCTCGATTGCCAGCGTCGAGGACACGTTGCCTTCGAGCACGGCCGTCCGGACCTTGGCCGGCGCCCCGACGAGCACCAGCAGATCGTCGATGTAGCGCCCGGTCACGCTCAGGCGCTTGGCGATGGTCTCCTTGTCGAACAGTGGCTCGTCACCGTTCTTCATGCCCATGAGGCGCGAGACGACGACGCCCTGCTCGTAAGGCGTCAACGGCCGGCCGCTGTTCTCCTGCACCAGCGCAATCGTCAGATCGGCGATGCTGGAGTCGGCTGGCTTGAGCGAGATCGGCAAGCCGGGGATCGTCTCGTTGTCGTCCACGGCTTCGGCGTTGATCGCGTTGACGGCTTCGAGCCGCGTGTGGCCGTCCGTGACATAGATCACGTCAGCTTCACCGTCCTTGCCGATGAAGCCGGCCAGGGGCTTGTTCTGATAATAGCCGTTCTCGCGGATCGACTGCTTCAGGCTCTCGACGTGGCCCTGATAGTCGTCGGTCTCGCGAACGCGGACGTTGAAACCAGGGAGCACCCGAAGCTGATCGACGGGAACGATGAAGTCGGTGTTCTTGCCGGTCGCGACGGAGATCGCGCCCTTCTGCTTGCCCGCTTCGAGCGTGAGATCGAGATTGATGGGCGGGAGAGTCATTTTCTTCGACATGGTGAATTCCTTCCTCTTTCGGCGTCAGCGCATTAGTGCAAACCGAGAGCGTTCCGATAAGTTTCGAGCAAGGCGTCCTGCTCGTCGCGTGCGTGCTTCTCCATCTTCCGGAGCCTCACGATCTGCCGCATGATCTTGGAGTCAAATCCGGTTGCCTTGGCTTCCGAATAAACGTCCTTGATATCGTCGGCGACGCCCTTCTTCTCTTCTTCCAGGCGCTCGATGCGCTCGATGAAGAGCCGAAGCTGTTCGGCCGACACGTCGCCGTCCGAATTATGGCCCGCTTTCACACGCGGATTGATTGGCTTGTCGGTCACTCTCGTCACTTCCTCGCTTGTGACGCCGATTGCTCTGCTCGCAATCGTGCGGGTTGTCAATTCACTGTTTCGGCTTGACGGGCGGAAGTTACTTCCGCGCAGAGCTACGGCTGTCCCGATTCGGGACTTGCGGCTCGCGGCGTGAGCGTGATCGTCATCGCGCCGCCTGTGTCGTAGTGCGAGATCATGTCGAAGTCGCGCACGATGGCTGAGAGATCGTCGGGGGTGATCGTGACGGTGGGCGGGTCCTCGCCCTCACACGGGGGCTTGGTCTTCAGCAGGACGGCCGCCGCGACCATCTCAATCACCAGGGCGTCGCGGCGACTTTCGGCGTCAGCCATCATCGCCATGACATTGTTGAATTCAGCGTCCTTCACTTTGGCTCCACTTGGCTGAGCACGGATGCCGCCAGGCTTTCCGCGTCGTCGATAAAGGGCTTGAGCGCTTTCGCGAAGATGCCGACGAGATGATCCGTCATGTCGCACCCGCAGATCGCGCTATACTTCTCGGGATCGAGATCGGAATTCGTAATCGCGGTGGCGAAGGCGCTCTTGATCTCGTCGTTGAGGATGGCACGGTTCTGCTCGATAGGGCCGCCCTGCTTCGCGGTCTGCATGATCGCGCTGGCCGTGCCGCCCATCTTCTTGCTGCTCTTCCGTGCCATCCTCATTCTCCCTGGTTAGGTGCGCTTGCCGTCTTCCTTGAGGCGGTTTTCGATCTTGTGATCTTCCCGCGTCGCGTTGAAGGCGAGCTTACCGTCGATCATCATAGCAACGTCCTGCGGCGCAAGGAAGTCGGCCGTTTCTGGATCGCCAATGGCGGCCGGCGTCTTGCGGATCGCCTCGTAACGCCAAGCGATCTCGCAAATCTCCTTGAACATGCGATCACCGGGATTGTTCGCGGGATCGGGCTGGATGATTCGGCCGGCTAAGAGGGCTCCGCAGAAGTCGGCCATGCGGATCGCGAGGTCGCCCATCTCGACGCCGAGCGCCGGGAATTGCGGCAGCTTGTCGTCCGCGCAGCCTTGAAGCCAGCCCTCATAGGCTTCGGCCATCTCTGTCACCATAAGGATCAGAAGCTCGCCAGGGCTGCGCTTCTTCGGGGCGCCCGTGTCGATATCGGTCCACCAGCCGGCCTTCACGTTCCGCAAATGAACGTCCGTGAAGAACAGCCGCAGCGCCGACTCATGCTTGGTGCCGGTGTCGTTCGACTCGTTGTATGGGATGATTCGCCCTTCGAGCACGACTTCGGGCAGATGAAGACCCTGGCGGAAGTCCTGGGCCATCGCAAGGAAGGCGTTGGCCGTCACTTCGAGATGCGGGGCGATGGCCGGCCGCTGCTTCGCCAGATTGCCGGCTGACGCCGCTTTCTGCTCGCACAGCCGCGCCGCAAGCTCCCGTTCTTCGACGTTGCCGGTGACTTCGAGCAGCTTGGGTGTCTCAAGCCGTGCTGCGTGCGCTCGCTCGATCTCCTGCTCGACGACGCCCGCCGCATGGATAATATCGGGCCATTGGTGCGTGCCACCTTCTTCAACTGGCGCGAGTAAGGCGACGAGATTGGCGGCGGCGGTTTCGAGCGGCGTAGCAAGATTGAGCAGCGGTGTCACGTCATAGACAGCCTGGATATCCGCTACTGCGTCTTCAACGGTTACATCGGTCATGGTCGGTCCTTATCAACGGTGAGGAAGGGACTTCGCGGCGGCGCCTTTCTCGTAGGCGCCTGGCGCGGCAAGGTTCGTAGCGAACGCGGTCGGCACCGGCATACGGCGAGGCTCATCGAGCAATTCGACGCGATTGATATCATACCAATTCCCGTCTTTCGCCTCACCGTCCTTGTCCACGTCCGGCGTAAGCACAACTTGAAGGCAGCCGTAAAGATCGAAGCAAACGGACGTAACGGTTCCCGCAAACTTGCTGACTTTATCCCTGCCCCGCTGGCCGAGATAGTTGATGGATTCTTGGATCATGGTCGGTCCTTACTTCCGTGCGGCTGCGTTGGCGTTCTGCTCGGCGTAGCCTTCCATCCGAGCGCCGTTGATCCCCTCAGCCTGAAGAAAGTCGTCCCAGGCGTAGGCGTCCACCCATTGCTTCGGGTGGTGAAAGCCCCATCGCCGCAGCACGGGGCCAGTGATGAAGATCGTGTGGACCGGCATCTCGCCGCCCTTGATGCCGCCAATCGTCCATCCTGGCGGGTAGCGATCAAGCTCAAGGCGGTGGGCGAACGATCCTGAGCGGCGAAAGCGGACGGCGCCAGGGCCGTAGCGCTGCTTCACATGCACGCCACCTTCGCTGATCGTGTGCTCGGTATATTCACCCTCAAGCACGATGCTGAAATTCCACCAGGGATGATCGTGCAGGGCCGTGTCTTCGTCGCTGCGGCGAACGATGTGGAAGTAGCAGTTGAAGAAGGCGTTGCGCTTGATCCGCCACCAGCGCAGCATGTAAGGCGGGATATCGGTGTTGCTCGGAATCCGCACGTCCGGCAGTCGGCCGGTGGTGACGCGGTTGTGCTCCCGAAGTAACTTCCGAAGAAGCCAATCCGGCACGCGCTTGAAGACGGTCGCGAAGGCCCACAGGAACAGATAGACCGGCAGCACAGCCGCCCAAGCGGCGTAGCCCTTGATCCACTCGGCGGCGCTATACCGCGTTCCTGGCGGATTGCGGACGGTGCCGCCGCGCTTGTTCTTCTCGTTGATGACTTGCATCTCTGATCTCCTTCAGAAGCTCTAGCTTCAATTCGGTTTGCTGGATCGCGGCGTCGATCTTGTGGGCGAAACGCTGGCGGTAGAGCAGCTTCAGATGGCGCCGACGAGTGATGGGCGTGTAGTATTTCTGATTGAGCGCCTGGCGGCCTTGTGGCGTTAGCTCAGACGCGGCGCCGGTCATGCACTTCCTCGCGAGCCTTGAGCCACGGATAGAATTCGGGCCACTCGCCGAGATCGCCTTCACGCCAAGCCCGCAGAAACGCATCGCGCTCCCAAGAGTCGTCGATCACGTCGAGAGCGAAGATCATCGCGTTCTCATGGCTGCCGTGGTCGCCCACTGGCCGGCCGGTTGACGGGTCCACCACAGGGGGTGTCGTGAGCCAATCGTAAAGACGGCTGAATCCGTAGCCGAACACGAATAAGACGAAGGCAAAAATGACAAGGCTAGTGAAGTCGATCATGGCTGCATCCTTGGTGCTCGACGAAGGGCGGCAGCCGGATATATCTGGACGCTGCCGATCTCAGTTTCGCTCTCGACGCAGTAGCCTTCTGGCGTGAGCGTCGTGCTGTAGGTCCCAACGATGAAGCCGGTCCATCGTGATCCCTTTATCTTCGTGACGCGATCTCCGCGCTTGAAGGCGCTCACGGGCAGAGTCCTTGTCCCAAGCCTTGCTCGTCGCAGATCGCGAGCTTCAGGCTGTCTCGCAGACGCTCGTATATCTCGATCCGTTGCGAGATCATGCGGCCGGCGTGCAGATCGAGCAGCCCGCCCACGGTAAAACGGATCGGCTCGGACCAGGGCGACGGGCGGGCCATGAGCCGGCGAGCGCGGTTGTCTTCGGCCAGGAAGATGCGGAAGTCCTCGGCCGCCTGGCCGCCCATGAGCCAGTAAGCGTCGTGGTGGTAGCTCCGCTCGACATACCACAGGGCTTTCTCGAAGTCCTGCGTTGCGTCCTCGCTCTTCAGTCCGCCGCGCCAGACATACTTCAGCGCGTTGCCGAGATTGAACGTCATCTTCTCGGCGAAGACGATGCACTCAAGCCCGCTCGGGTGGCCGTTATAGTGCGCCGCCTTTTGCACGGGATCGGTCGGCATTGCCACTCGGA